GGCGTGACACCTGGCCGACCGCACTGCGGGATCTGCGCGCGGAGTTCGAAGGTGGGCGCGTGCCACGTACCGTCAAAGAGACGTTGACAGGCCTGCGCGACGTGGGAGCTTGCCGGGTCTGTTCATTATGAAGGTAGTGCCAATCATGAGCGAATACCCGCCGCTGCAATATGTCTACCTCACGTCACCCACACGCAATCGGCCGACACTCAACATCCAGGCACATAACGGAGAGTTTCTCCGCTACGCGCTGACGCGCGAACAGCTGTTCCGGCTTAACCATGAAACCGCGGACATGCTGAAGAAGCAGCAAGGTTCATTCGTTGTTAGCGTTGTCGATCTACAACACGACATGTTCCATGAGGAGAACACGCCGTGAGAATCAAGCCAGCCCTGATGGTCGCCCAGGTCGGCGATCACTACATCGCCTGGAAAGTGAACCGCTTGCTGTTCGGCCACGGCCGCACCGAAGAAGACGCGATCGAGGATCTGCTGTTCAAGCTCGATCGCAAGGGAGAGGCCGATGGCCGCCACGTCAATGGTCGAAATCCGCGAGCCGCGTGACGGCGAGCTGATCCGCGTCAACCCGGCCGCGAACAGTCGCGGCCGGTTGCTGAAGGTCACCGATGATGAAGGCCGGGTGTGGCTCGCGCCGGAAGACGATATCGACAAGGCGAAGGCGACCGGCTGCACCGTCGAGACGGTCACCTGCTTCATGGCGGTCAACGACCTGCTGAAGCAGTTTCTCTGGCCGGTGGACGACCCGGTGCCGGACAATCACCCGGCCTGGACCGCGATGACGAAGTGGGTGGAGATTGTGCGGGTCAAGCGGGACTGATCTCCTTCTGTGTCGCCCGCAGGTAGGCTTCGAACGCCGCCTGCGCCGTCATCTTGTGATGCACGCGGTTGACCTTCATCTGGTCCACTGTGTCGGATGCCAGACAGACACGCACAATCACCGGGTTAAGCTGGCCGGAACGATAGATACGAGCGATCGTTTGCTCCCACAGTTCAGGCGACCAGGTGGGTGAGATCCAAACCTGGTCAGAGCCGCCAGTCTGGAGGTTGAGGCCATGGCCGCCAGAGGCCGGGTGCAGGGCAAGAAATGGAAGCGCGCCGGCATTCCACGCGAGTATGTTTGCCGCGGCCTGTTTATCACTGACGCCGGCCCCGAGGTAAGGAACGTCTTCGCCAAGTACGTCACGTATGACGGCAAGGTCTTCCAGATACTCGTAGACGATCATGACCGGAGCTGCGGCACCATCGACAATATCCTGGAGCCACTCGCGTTTCTCTTCGTGTAGGCGCTCGGTGTGGCCGTTGTCGTAGACGAATCCATTGGCCATCTGCGCGAGCTTGCCGGTGGCGATTGCCGCGCTGGACGCGACCACCGCAGTATCGGAATACTCAGCCATCAGCTTGCGATACATGTCGTCATACTGGCGGCGGGCGTTCGGCGGTAGCTCGATGCGGTCGAAGATCACCGACAGCGGCGGCAGCTGCGGCAGTTCGTTGTCGTTCAGCGTCACGCACAGCGGCGCGATCTCTCTGTTGATCACCTCCTCCGCGCCCGGCAGCGGTGCCCAGTTGTAGCCGTTGAAGTCCAGCGGATAGAACCGCTGTTGCCTCCACTTGTAGAAGCTCTTGCCCCAGATCTTCGCGCGCGTGACCACAGTGGCGGGCATGAACAGGTCTTCGGCACCGCTCGGGCGTAGCGTGCCGGTCAGCCCCCACAGCATCTTCCAGCGTTTGGCATGACGTAAGAGGATGTGCGCGCGCTTGCCGGTCGGGTTGCGCAGCCGGCTGACCTCATCGATCACCATCAGGTCGAACAGCGGGTGGTCATCCGGCCACTTCGACAGCTCGCTCATCAGCCAGTCCACGATGTCGAGGCCGACGATGGTGAGATCATATTCGCAGGCGGCAGCGAGCATGTTGACGCGCTGCGCCGGCGTGCCGGTCATTACCTGATAGGTAAGGCCGGCGGTGTGCGCCCAGTTGGCGATCTCGTCCGGCCAGACAACCCTGGCGACCCGCTTCGGCGCAATCACCAGCGCGTGGCGGATGTAGCCGTCGCGCTTCAGATCAACAATCGCGGTCAACGCCGCAATCGTCTTGCCGCCGCCAGGGCGGGCCACGGCGATCTTCTCGTCAGATTCGTAGAGTGTGGTGGCGATACGATCCTGGTAGGGACGCATCTCGGACTGCTGCCGCATCACTCACCCTCGTAAATCAGACTATTCCAGACCGTGCGCGGGCTGGCGTGAAGTGATGCACGGCGGGACGGGATCGCCGGCATGAAGGCTTTCTCACACATGCCTTCTTTCGCCGCCTTCAACATCACTGGCCCCATGGCGCGCAGTTCATGTGTGGTCGGCCGCCGATCCGGTGATGCGAGATTGTAGAAATCCCACACGTCGTCTGTGGTGAACTGCCTGCGCACCCGGCAGACATCCCAGATCAGATCAAGCATATACTCGACCCATATCTTGTTGGCGTTCTCCTCGACCTGATCCATACCCGCGCGCTTGGCCCGCTCAGCCGGACCTTCATTGCTGCCGTCGTCACCGTCGCTCATACTGTCTCCTCACATGGTTGAACGAATACTGGAAAGTGCGATCGAGCGTGAGCTGCGCCTGCGCGTCGAGGCGCTCGGCGGGCTGTGCATCAAGGTCAAGGCGATCGGCCGGCGTGGCTTCTTCGATCGCATTGTGGTGCTGCCCGGCGGGCGGGTGTGGTTCGTGGAGCTGAAGCGCCCGAAGGGAGGCCGGCTGTCGCCGCATCAGGTCTGGCATCTCGGCGAGTTCTCCCGGCTGGGCGCGGTGGCGGTAGTGGTAAAGTCAACAGCGGACATTGACCGATTGCTTGGTTCTTGATACCAGACCTAAATGAAGCAGATACCAAAAACAAGCCCAAAGAAGATTGGCCGGCCAAAGTTGCCTGCCCCCAGCATCCCGTTGATGCTGCGGATGCACCCGCCGCAGGTCAAGGCGATCGACCGATGGCGGCGGGATGACATCTCGCGCCAGGAGGCGATCCGGCAGCTGGTTGCCATTGCTCTCAACAGACCCTGAAGGGATACCGTCATGCCTGTGCGCCACTCCTCCGTCGTCGGCGGCTCGTCCGCCGCGCGCGTCATCAACTGTCCTGGGTCGAAGCATCTGCTGGCGCAGGTGCCGATCCCCACCAACCGCGATTCGTTCTACTCGACCGAGGGAACCGCGCTGCACACGGCGATGGAGATGCTGATCACCCGCAAGACGACGCTGGCGAAGCTGGAAGGTGAACACGTCGTGGCCAACAGCAACGAGGTGGAGATCACGGCTTCCTTGATCCAGAGTGCGCTGATGCCGGCGATGGCGTACTGGGCGGACTTCCTGATCAAGGTCGATCACTGGGTGATCGAGGCCGAGGTCGAGTTCCCCGGCATCAAGGGCGCGTTCGGCACCGCGGACGTGATCGGTCGCGACGACCGCGAGAACATCACCTACGTGTCGGACTGGAAGTTCGGCGCGGGTAAGGGCGTACAGGCTGAATATGACGGTATCCCCAACGAACAACTGATGTTTTACGCCTGCGCCGCGCGCAACACCTACCCCGGCATGTTCCCGGATGGTTGTCGGATTGTTCTGACGATCGTGCAGCCGCGGGCGCGCGATAACGACCCGATCACCTCGACCGAGGTGACGCTGAACGACCTGGACGAGTTCGAAGACGGGCTGGAGTTCGCCCTGACCCAGGACGAGACACACCCCGGCCGCTGGTGCGATTTCCAGGCCTGCCGGACGATCTGTCCGCATCACACAGGGCCGCTGCTGGACCTGTCGAAGGACACGTACATCCCGACGCTGCCGGGTTCGGACTACATGCCGACCTTGCTGAAGATCCTCGAAGCCGCGCCGATCGCCGAGAAGCTGATCAAGGAGGCGCGGGCGCAGGCGCATCTGCTGCTGGCCGAAGGCAGCGAGGTGCCTGGCTGGAAGCTGGTCGCCAAGCGCGGAACGCGGCAGTGGAACGCGACCGAGGCCGAGCTGCCGAAGGTGCTGGGCGTGCCGAAGAAAGATCTCTACGACGCGGTGCTGAAGTCACCGGCCAAGGTCGAGAAGGAGCTGAAGAAGAAGATCCCGACCGGCGCTGCCGTCATGGTGTCGTCGGGCACAACGCTTGCGCCGGCGGGCGACAAGCGGCCGGCGATATCAGCAAGTCCTGACGAGATATCGGAAATCATGATTGAAGTTCTCGGCGAAGCTGAGTAGCCTCAACCCCACGGCATTGTGCCGTTACCCATGGAGTTACCTTTATGACTGATAATTCAAATCTGCCGGATCACGCGAACCGCATGCAGGATCTGCTGAACGGAATCGCCAACATCGCCAACAGCATCGCCGATGCTGGCGGTGTCGCAAGCGGGCTTCCCTTCATCGGCATCAACGGCGACGGGCTCTGGAGCTATGGCCAGGAGCGGATCATCGTTGAGGAGGGCTCGGAGTGGGCGCTGGACATCCGCACGCTGATGCACGGCTACATCGCCTGGCCGCCGGCCGGCGCGAAGGAGCGCAAGCCGCTCGGCGAGCGGATGGTGTCGGCGAACGCGCCGCTGCCGCGGCTGGCTGATCTTCCCGACGTCGGCGTGCCGTACACGATGCAGTTCGGCGTCGAGCTGAAGTGCGTCAGCGGCGAGGATGACGGCACGGTGGCGCTGTACAAGAACGGCTCCTACGGGGCGAAGGCGATGATCAAGCAGCTGGTGCTGGACGTGCGCAAGCAGGCGCAGGTCGATCAGACCAGGCTCTGCCCGGTGGTCGAGTTGCAGATCCGTTCGTATCTGCATCCCGACTGGAAGAAGACGTTCCACAACCCGATCCTGAAGATGGTGCGCTGGATCGGCGAGGACGACTATGACGGCCACGGCATCGTGCCGGTCGAGCCCGAGCAGCCGCCGCGGGCGGCGGTGCAGGCTGAACCGCCGAAGCCAGAGCCGCGGGCAGCGGCGCGTGGCAACGGCCGCCAGCCCGAGGCGGCGGCTCCCGAGCCGCAGCCGCAGACCGCGCGGCGGCGTCCTGGTCGCGCAACAGCCTAAAGTTTCCCTCGCTTCCCTCCACAACGGCCCGGCAATCCTGCCGGGCCGATTTACCATGGGTGACGTCATGAACCGTTATGCGACTGAAAACCTTGTCTTTTTTGATTTCGAATCGCGCAGTCCAGTTCCCATCAAGCTCGGCCCCTACCGCTATGCGATCGAGGCCGAGCCGGTGATCCTCACCTACGCAATTGGCTTAGGCCCGGTGCAGATCGTGGAGCACGGGGGAGGGGCGTTGACTTACGCCACCCTCCCCCCTGACCTGCGCGAGGCCTTCGAGGCCGGGAAGGTGTTCTGTGCCTGGAACACGGGCTTTGATCGCTGCATCTGGAATTACGCCATGGCTGGAGCCCCGCTTATGTTGCCAGAGCGGGTCATAGACGCGCGTGCGGCGGCACTGGCGCATAATCTGCCCAGGGATCTGCAAAGCGCATCCACGCGGCTGGGAGGGCCGGGAAAGCAGAAGGACGGGAAGAGCCTCATTGCGCTGTTCTGCGGGGCCGAGGCGGTGATGGCCGAGGCGGAACCGGAGAAGTGGGCGAAGTTCTGCACCTACGCGATCCGCGACACAGACGAGCTGCGGCGCTGCTTCCGGCTGATGCTCCCCGCCCTGACCGAGTACGACTGGGCGGCTTACCAGGCCAACGAGATCGTCAACGACACCGGGGCGGGGGTGGATGTGGACTTCTGCCGGGAGGCGGCGCGGCTGGCCGCGGAGGAGGAGACGCGGATCAGCGAGCGGCTGGCCGTGCTGACCGACGGGGTGGTGACCTCGATCAACCAGAACCTGCGGCTGGCGCAGTGGATACACGATCGCCTTCCTGATCCCGAGTGCCGGCTGATCATGGCGACCGTATTCAAGGAGGAGGCCGAGGCCGAGGACGACGAGACGCTGGTCGAGAAGACCAAGCTGACGATCGCCCGCGGCACTGTCGAGCGCCTCCTCGACCGCCTGCGGCGGGAGGAGTGCAAGGACGCGGTGCTGATGGAGGTGCTCGAATTGCGGGAGTTCGGGGCGTCCGCCGCCCCGAAGAAGTTTCAGGCGATCCTGAACAGCGAGATCGACGGGCGTGTCTTTGGCCAGTTCCAGTTCAACGGCGGGGGTCAAACCGGAAGGTTCAGCGGGGTTGGGGTCCAGCTCCAGAACCTGACGCGGACGACGCTCGGCCGCGACCGCTCGGATGACTACGGGTACTGGGAGGAGTCCACGGTTGCGCTGATCGCCAGCGGTTGCACGCTTGAGCAGTTGGCCGCGCACGGCAACGGCGAGGTGCCGGCGCGCAAGCTCGCGCTGACGATCCGGCCCGCGTTCTGCGCGCCGGAGGGCCGGACGCTGGTGAAGGCGGACTACAGCCAAGTCGAAGCGCGGGTGCTGCCGTGGCTGTCCGCGTCGAAGGGCGGCAACGAGCTTCTCAATTCGTTTCGCCGCTCGGACGCGGACCCGTCCGCGCCGGATCTCTATCGCGTGACTGCCGGCGGCATGACGGGTGTGCCGCCCGAGGCGATCGGCAAGGACGACCGGCAGAAGGGCAAGGTAGCTGTCCTGGCCTGTGGCTTCGGCGGTGGCAAGAACGCGCTGCACGCGATGGCCGCGCTCTACAGGATGCACTTCACAGATGCCGAGGCACAAGCTGTGGTGGATGCCTGGCGCAAGGCGAACCCATGGGCACCGAAGTTCTGGGGCAAGCACAACCGCGATGAGTCTTACGGTTTGTTCGGTGCCGCGCGCGATGCGATCAAGACACCGCGCATACCAGTCAAATGCGGCCGCGTGCAGTTCGTGTATGTTCCGCTCCGGCGCGATGGATTGCTGTTGTGCATCCTTCCATCAGGCCGCGCGCTGACTTACCCATCGTGCAAGATGCGTGATTACGACATCACTGATAAAATCTCGAAGCAGGTGATCGAGACGCGGCATGGGCTGACGTTCCGACGCGATCGCGGCATCATCGCGCTGTACGGCGGGCGCTTCGCGGAGAACGTGACGCAGGCAGCTGCGGCTGACCTGCTGCGCGAATCGATCGTGACGCTGGTGAACCAAGGCTTCGAGGTGGTGTCGCATTCGCACGACGAGATTGTCGTCGAGTGCGACACTGCGGATGTCGAGCGAACGAAGGCCGCGATCGAGCGCGCCATGATCTTCGGCCATGAGTGGGCGGATGACCTCCCGCTTGCGGTCGATGTGACGGAGCGGTGGTACTATTCCGCCGCTAAAAAACAGGAGGACGAAGAATGTATCTTGAGTGCGAAGGATTTCGGTGTCGCCACGACGGCGAAGCAGTTTTCGATGTGACTGCCGATGGAATCGTTAGGATCGTGAGTGGACCATTCCACATCAGTGACAGGAAAAGCGGCTACGCAATCATTTGCGACAATTGCGGCTGTGAAGTTACTCCAGAACTGAATGATGAAGAGGAAGAAGCACTGGAAGTGGACGGACAAGAGCAGAACTGAAACGAGTACGGCCGCCGGACAGGAAACCGGCGGCCGTGTATTCTCGCGAACAATCCATACAAGTGCGAATTGAGAGGAACGCCGCGTCATGACTGATAGCGTAAGGCACCTGTTCCCGCAACTGCTGGCGAACGGCTACACGCCGCTGCCCAACCGCGACAAGGTCTGCATGCTGAAGGGCTGGCCGATTGTCGAGGTCGATGAGGCAAAGTGTAAACGCTGGTCGCGGCAATCACGCTGGCCGGCGATCGGCTTGCGCGCTGACCCGCCGCTGCTCGTCTTCGACAACGACCTGCCGCGGGCCGATGTCGCTGCGGCGGTGCGCGCGGTGCTGCCGCGGAGTGTTCTGGGTGGCCTGGAACGAATCGGGAATCCGCCGAAGACGGCGTTCTTCCTGCGCATGTCCACCGAGGACGAGCCGTTCCGCGAGTTACACACAAGACGCTACTATATCGAGGGCGAACCAAAGGTCACCTACGCGGTGCAGGCGTTCGGCGGCGGACCTGGTGCGCAGCTCGGCGCGTTCGGCCCGCATTCGCACGATGACAAGGGCAACGTGATTCGCACGTATCACTGGGTCAACGATCGCTCGCCAGCCAACGTGCGGATTGATGATCTTCCCGAGATGACGCGCGAGCAGGTCAACGCCGCACTGATGGCGGCCGAGGACGTGCTGGTGAACTTTCCCGGCATGCATGTGGACACGCTCGCGGCTGCGGCCGGCGGGGGCTTCCAGCCGGTGCATGACCTGAACGACCAAACGATTTTTCACGATGTCGATGGCAGCGCGTACACTTTGCAGGAGCTGACGGAGGAGGCGCGCAACCGGGTGATGCTGCGGCAACCGCAGTTGAGGTTGACGGGGTCTTTCACCAACGACCCGCGCTCGACCGGGTCGCCGCGGGCGAAGGTGTCCTGGTCGCCGCGCACGGGGCTGGCGGTGATTGATTTCAAGACCGGGCTGACGCACCGGCCGATGCTGCTGGAAGACCCGGAGACGCAGGAAATGCTCAAACTTATATTCACGAAGAAGGTGCCGTGATGCAGATCAAACAAGCGCATGCGTGGGTCAAGAAGTACAAGCGCGTCACCGAATCGACGCTGGCGCTCACCTTCGCCGAGTTCAACGGTGAGCAGTGGCGCTACAACACCGAGGAGGGCGTGTGGTTGCAGTGGGTGAAGACGCACTGGGCGCGCCGGCAGACGCCGGAGCTGCTCGACGCGCTGCGGTTCTTCCTCACGACTTTTGCAAATGCTTTCTCCAATGTGCAGATCATCACGCACGCGGAGGCGAACCGCCTGCAATCGCAGAAGTCTATCGCTGCGATCGAGCGGATATGCCGCGCGCTGCCTTCGTTCCTGGCCCGCTCCGCGCTGTTCGACGCTGACGCTTTCCTGCTCGGCACCCCCGGCGGCACGGCTGACCTGCGCGACGGCACGCTGCGGCCAGCGAACCCGGCAGACCACATCACGGTGATCACGGCGGTGACGCCAGCGCCGGCCGGGACGCCGCTCGGCCCGCGTTTCGAACAATTCTTGACGGATATCACCGCCGGGGACGCGGACTATCGCAAGACGCTGCGGCAGCTGGCGGGCATCTGCGCCGAGGGCACCTCGCGCGACCAGAAAATCATGTTCGTCTACGGCCACGGCGGCAACGGCAAGGGTGTGTTCCTGCGCACTGTCGCCGGCCTGCTGGGGGATCACGCGGTCAACGCGCCTCGGGACTTGCTGATGGTGCAGAAGCAGTCGCAGCACCCCACTGCCCTGGTCGATGTGCTGTCCGCGCGGATGGTGATCATCACCGAGATTGACGAGGACGCCACCTGGGACACTGCGCTGATCAAGGATCTGACCGGCGGCGACCCGATCGCGGTGCGGCGGATGCGGCAGGATTTCTACCGGATGGTGGCCCGCTGCACGATCATCGTCTCCGGTAACAGGAAACCGACGCTGAAGGAGGTCGATGAGGCGGTGCGGCGGCGGTTCCTGGTGGGGACATTCCCGCTGGAAGTCAAGGAAGCTGATGTAATCCCCGACCTTGAGAAGGAGTTCATCGCCGAGGAGGGGGCTTCGATCCTGCGCTGGATTATCGACGGCGCGGTGGAGCGGGAGCAGGAGGGCCGGCTGCATGTCGCGCAGATTATACGCGAGGACACTGAGGATTACTTCGCCGAGGAGAACGTCCTCAAGGACTTCATCAGTACCTACCTCGAAAAGTTCTCGCCTGCGGAAGACCCCCCTAAAATGGTCGAAACAAGCGAGGTTTTTGCCGTTTGGAGGGCATATTGTGGCCATTTAGGCCGGTCTGTCGGGGCCAGAAACACCTTCACGACAGCCATGAAGGCCGCCGGTGTCACCTACAAAAGGACTAACGCTGGCCGGTATTTCCTCAACGTTCAATTGAAGTTAGGTCAAATCTGATCTGGCCGGGGCATCCACTCAGTGTCGCTGAGTGTCGCAGGTTCACTTATAGGTGTTCTAGTCCTTAAGAGCTTTATAAGAAGAAAAGTGCGTCACTAAGCGTCACTGCGACACCAAATCGAACCCCCGGCAGGGCGGCGCTACGCCCGGCAGGACTACGCCGGCCGGGCTACGCCCGGCCGGCGGCGGCGCTACGGCTTGTGCTCGTCGGGCACGCCGAAGCGTTCGTACATGTCCATTAGCCTGGCCACCACTGGCGGAACTTTCGAGGTTCCCCGGCCGATGCGGTAGACGGTTTCCCGGCCTATGCCGAGCAGGCGGTGCCCCGTGCTGAGATTGAACCCCAGCTGCGCCAGGCCGGCTATGAAGCGTTCGCGGTCCATGGGCTACTCCCGGCCTTTCAGAAGGGCGTGGATCGCCTTCGCTTCGCGGGCGCTGATATGCCGCCCGCTCCGGTTTGACGCCTGTATGGCCTTGTCTACGGCTGTGGCGCTGTATCCCTGGCGGTTCGCGGGCTTGCAGTACTGGCCGCGAACGCATGCCCAGGTTACTGCGGACAACAGCGACCCGCATTGAGTGCAATGCATGTTGCTCATCCGGCGTCCTCCGGGTCGAGCAGGGTGACAACATCCCAGTTGTCATTGCTGTACCAGGCTTTCGCGAAGTCTATCGCGGCCAGTTCCCTGGTGAAGGGTCCGACGTATTCGTTAGCCGTCGGGTCCGGGCCGTATGTGATGACGATGATGAACATCACCACACCCCCAGGCGTTCCAGCGCCTCACGATCGCGCTGTGCGTGGCCATACTTTCGCATGGCCTCGCGCACTACGCCGAACTGCTCGCATCCTATCAATACGCGCATCATGGAGCGCTCCAATCGCAGCCATCTATGCGGATGACTCCCCGCCTGCGGCGGACTTTGTCGGATGCCAGTTGCATGGCGTGTTCGATGTCCAAGGCATCGACATTGACGCGGGTTATGTTGCACCCGCTGTTGGTCCGGTAGCGGACTTCGATTGAATAGGTGTGCATCACCAGACTCCCAATTTTTCGAGGGCTTCGCGGTCACGCTGTGCCATGATGCGATACTCGCGCGGCAAGGCATCGAAGTGGGCCAGGATCTCATCGCGGACTACGCGCTGTTCCTCGGTCATGAACAGCATCGCTCCGATGCTGGCCTTGTACGGGTTACAACTCAGCATTGCGCCTTGCCATGCCGCTGCGGCCAGGGTGTCGGACTTCGGGCAATTGGCCAGGAGCTGGCCGCGGTTTTTGCCGCGGGTGGCATAGGCCAGGGTTAATGCTGCTTTGGATTTTTCGGAGAGCATGTTCAGGTTCCTTACTTTCCTTCGATAAGCTTGCGGGTGTGTTCGTCCATGTCATGGGCGAGTGTCACAATCAGTTCGGCGTCTACGCCATCGGCGATTGCCTTGTGCAGACACTCGCGCGCGCCGTCTTCGTCGTCGTCGCCCCACAGCAGGAAGTCACAGCCTTGGGTTGCCTTGTCGCGTATGACGTAACGGATTCCACTCATGAGATGATTCCATGTTTGCGCAGTACTGCGATTGATTCGGGTTTCACTTCCCAGGTCACTTCGGATTGCTCACCATCGCGGTCCGAGTACGCTTCGATAGTGTCGGCGAGTATCTGACCTTCATTGATTAGATAGGCGATGGTATCGCCGGCATGATTCCAGCGGCCTGCGCCGGGATAGCAATCCCATGCTAGGCCAGGGTACAGGCCGCGGCCGTCTATGGTGTCATCGCCGCGGCTTATGATGTTTGACACGACGTCTATTTCTATGACGTCGCTTTCGTTGCCGGATTCAACGCCAACGAAAATCGTATCTAGGTGATCATATTTCAGCACGGGGTCAGCCTTTCAGGTTCCAAAAATTCACGACCTGGAAATATCGCCAGGGCGCACTGCTGCGAGGCCGGTAAGCTTGCGCTGCCGGCCGCGTAGCTATGGTTGCGGGTTTAGTGCTTGTGGTACGAAACGTTCGGAACAGCCTTGTTCCAGCATGCGCGGCAGTCTGCGCACTTGCCCTTGTCAATTCCGGTCCGGTGAATGGCAGGGCAATCGTGCCCTTGTGCATCGTTCTTGTGATGCACTGTTGATGTAATGGGCCACGCCTTCGGCGCGTTGCCGTCAACCATGGTTGCCGACACTCGCACTGTGAGATTGTCAGGAATAATCCCGCCATTTTTCACGAAACGGGAAAGGATTCCGATTTCCCGAGTCGGCAACCAATGCGACAATTCCGGCGTTGCCGAAGCAACATCGCAGATAGCTTGCAAGTGCGCTTCGGACTGCAAATCACCGGCATCATGCCAGCGGTGATATGGCGGAAGGCATTCCATCTCGCCGGTTTTGCGGTTCTTGCGGGGTGTATGCGCCGCTTGAAGATTGCGGACCATTGCCGGAACCCATTGCGGGTTGACGATGCTTGCAATCCGTTTTGCTTGCGCCTTTTCAACGGACGGATAGATGTAATTGCCCTTAAGGGCGTAGCAGCTGGAACAGGTTGAACCTTCAACCTTCGCAAGCTTTGCGCCTGTGATGCATGCTTGCGCGGGAATGCCGTAAGACGTTCCAGGCATTTTGGAGGGATAACCAATTGATCCAGCGATCGCAGTCGCTTCCTTAACCAACATTTCGCTTGTTCCTGTTTCCTGTTAATCTCAATTCGCATTGGTCTTGTCTCATATGAGCCAAGGGCTGTCAATCAAGAAATTTGATGTTTGAAGAAAAAGAATCGCGCGCGGCGCAACCACAAAGCGGCAATGCTGCATGGAAAGCGGCAATGCGCGCGCATGCATTCAGAAAAGGTTTCACTAATCGTCGGATGTGCACGGCAATTGCGCGTCACAGCGGCAAGCCATGCGGCAAGATAGCAATGCAGCATGCGAACACATGCCATTGCCATGGTGGTTATCTGTTTAAGGCAATGGCAAAGCGGCAGGAGGCAAAGCGTAATGCCGAAGCAAAGGCAAAGAACAGTGCAAGTAGAAGCGCGGCCGGCAAGTATAAGCGGGCTAGTGTCTCTAAAAGATGAAGTAAAGCAGGCGCTCTTAGAGGCAATGCGTGACCCAAGCGCGCCGGCAGCAGCGAAAGTATCAGCCGCTCGCGCATTGTTAGATCATTTCAGTGACGGCGAAAGCGCAAATCATTCCGACAAACGCGGCGCAGAACTAACAGCAACAGAACTAGACGAAGAAATCGCGCGGTCATTAGCGCGGCGTTAGTTGGCTCACTGGCGCGATCGGTAAACGTCAACATAATCAACAGCTTAAGCCGATCGTGCAATTAACATGGTGTTAATTGTATAGGCCTTGCCGTGCGTGTGTATCATGCGCGAGGAATGTATCTTACGTATGATATGTATCGTCTGTACTATCTGTATCTTATGGCCCCCTGCCCCGCCCCAAGCTTGGCAGCGCCCGCGTTCGCAATGCTGCGCGCAAAATTTTTTACGTTTTCAAAATTTGGTTTTGGTTTTCAAACTTTGGATTTTTATACTTGGTAGGTTGGACTATACTTATCAAAACTGCATAGTGCCGAAATTGCATAGTCCTGCTCACCAACCAAACGCGATCACCGTCATCAACAATGCGAAAATAAAAATCAGCAGCAACACGAATTGAAAATTCGTATCGGGCTCGCCGTTTGGTTTTTGTTTTTCATTCCGCCAGTGCATTGATGAACTCTTCCAGCCATGCCGCCTCGATCCACACACCTGTCTTGCCCGAGGCCACGCCGGCAGCGCGCAAAGCGCGATCGCGCATGTCCGCCGGCGGCGGCAAGGGCGCGATCGGCGGCAGCTCCACCATCACAGTTTTAGGACTTGGTTCCTGCACCTCCTGAGCGATTTGTGGTGTCGGATTTGCAACTTCCGGGATCGGCGTGGACATCGGCGACGGGGCGGCGGGGTTGCTCATCGGGTCATAATTCAGGTCGAACATGTTCGGGCCCCCGGATGTGTTCGCGTACCTCACCCCGCGCCTGACTTCCTTGCGGCCGGCCGCCGTTATTTCAATGTAAGTGCCGCCCCAGCCAACTTGAGCGAAACCCGCGGCGACCAGCTCGCGCGCGACCGTGTGCAGCGTGTTGAAATGCGCGCCGTTCTCCAGGTTGACCAGCGCGGCGGCGGCCTCGGCTGAGAGCATTGGATTTCCTTGGGCAAAAATGCGATAAATTGCGCGCCTGTCTGGGCGTCGGCGGCCACGTTAGCGGGATTCTCCGATGCCAGCCATCACACGGCCAGCTCGACAAGTGTCGTTCACAGACCTCGCCCGCAATAACCCGCGCGCCGGCATCCCGGCCGATCGGCTGGACGCCCAGATCAAGAACCTGATCGACGCGATCCACTCCACGCAAGTGGCCCTGGCCGACATCCGCCGCGACGACGGCAAGCTCAAGAGCCATCTGATTGGCCCGGCACAGATTGCGCCGGAGCTGACCGAGAGCCTGGTCCGCGATGTCCGCCTGCACACCCTGATGCAGGCCACCCGCGCCGAACAAGGCGCGGCCCAGGCCATCAACGCCGAGAATAACGTCGCTCTCTACGCCAAAGACGCCGAATCCGCTGCCGTCGCCGCCGCGCAGTACCTCTCGGCCATCAGCCACGGCAACGTCGTCGCCAAAGACGCCTCCTCCGATGCCGAGAACGCTGCCGATCGCGCCGAATACGCAGCTACTCAAAGCCAGAACTCATCTACCTATAGCCATGCGCAGGCTGACAACGCCATCGCGGCCAAAAACGAGGCCACGCAGTGGGCCGAGTACCTGGCCGGCCCTGTCGTCAACCCCAACGACGCCCCGGCCTACATCGCCGGCCATCCGTTCGGCCACGGCCTCTATTATCAGCCGGTTGAGGGCTACGGCGGCAACGCCGGCCTATGGAGCGCCAAGTGGTGGGCGATCTACGCCGCGCAGCTGGTCGGCCCCTGGTCTTTCTATTACCTCGGCGGCTGGACCGACCCGCCGATCCCAGGCTCGGTAAACCCCGACACCGGCATCAAGGTGCCGAACCCGATCCCGCCGGGCTCCTTCTATTACGACACCGACACCGACACCGTTTACTTCTGGAATGGCAGCGCCTGGGTCAGCCCGTTCGCCCTCGCCGCCGGCATCACCTCGCGTTTTGTCTATCTCGCGACCGCCGGCCAGACCACATTCACAGGCCAGGACTACAACGGCACTACGCCGGCGGTCGGTACTTCGCCCAGTGATGTCCACCTCAACGGCGTCAAGCTGGTCCCGACCCTTGACTACACGGTCACCGGCGACACGCTCACCCTGACGATACCGGCCACGGTCAACAGCGTCATCCAGTGGGATCTGCTGGTCGCCGACTCCAGTCTCACGCCAACTGGCGTCCACAGCTTCAAATGCGGGCTGACCGGGGCGGTCAACGGCACCAACGCGACTTACACCTTGACCTACAGCCATCCGACCAACGGCCCGCAGCCGACGGCCATTACCGACAGCGCGCAGTTGCAAGTCTCACTGGACGGCATCATCCAGGAGCCGGGCACTGACTATTCCGCCAACGCCGCGACCCTGATCATGGGCGCAGCGCCTCCCTCGACAGCAAAGCTCTGGGCAGTTTGGTTCGCAACCGCGGTGACGATCACATGACCCAGAACGCGCGCCTCGCCCTCTTTGTCCCGACCACCGACGACGCTGACCCCGGCGAGATTGTCGAAATCCGCGGGCCGTCCGGCGGCGGCAAGGTCATTCCGACCATTTTCAACACCCAGCTCGGCGCATCCAGCGGCATCCCCGACGCGCCGGCCGACAACAAGTTCTACGCCCGCCAGAACGCGGCCTGGGCGATCACCGTCGGCGAAGCGCCGAGCAATGGAAATTTGTACGGCCGCAAGGGCGCAGGCTGGATGGTGATCCCGCCATTTCCTGAAGCGCCTTCAGATGGCCAGCAATATGCGCGCATGAACGGCAGCTGGACCGTTGTCATCGGCTTACCGGCCGTGATTGATGCTGGAATCATGACTTAAGGAGAGCGACATGCCGCATTACGAAGTGAAGGCCGGCGAGAAGCTGGTGGTTGCCGGCCCCGCCAACGTCACGATCAAGGGCGGTGAGTATCCGCTCACGGTCGAGAGCCTCGAAGACGCGCAGGGGCTTGCGCCGACGGTGACATCTCTCGACCCGGCCACTGCGGTCAGCGGCGACCCCGATATCGTCATGAAAGTGGTCGGCACCAACTTCACCGCCGACACCGTGATCGTCTTCGGCACCTTGGATGAGCCGACTACCCTTATTAGCGACACCGAAGTCTCCACCGGCGTCAAACCGTCACTCTTCGCCCCGGCGGCGGTGCCGGTGAAGGTCAGAAACGGCCCGCTCGGATCAAACAGCCTGGATTTTACTTTTACTGAGACAGGCGGGGCCCAGCGGAGGAAATCGGATGCCCAAAAAGGCAAAAAAGACGACTAAAAAGAAGACCGCGCCGGCGGCGAACGTAAGGACCAAGAAGACCGTTACCCAGGCGGGCTCTCTCGCGTCAAAACGGAGGAAGAGGAAAATGGCCGGCAAGAAGGACGACGACACCGACCGCGGCGGCAAGAACCAGGAGCAGCTGCGCCGCGAAGGCGAAGCGCAGGCGAAAGAGAACGAGAAGACCTCACCTTACGGCGCAACGCCAAAGCCTGGCTCGCTTGATCCTGGCAAGACCACCATGGCCAACCCGCCCCCGGCCAATGTCCAAATGGACCCCATTGAGCCAACAGAAGATCCGATGGCGACCCCGCCGGCTGGCCCGCTTCCGAATCCGCCATCCCGCCCCGGCGGCGACCCCACCGGCGAGCCAAATGTCTCTCCGCTGACTGGCGAGAAGCTCAGTCCTGACCATCCTGACTATCGCAAGGATGCCGAAGGCTACCACGCGCCGGATCACCGCAGCGCGGAAGAGAAGAAGGCCAATCCGCGCGAATGACCGACGAACCCGTCATTCATCCGTTTCCGGTCGAGCCGGCAGACCCGCAAAGGATCAACCTTCGCGGCGTCCCGCCGGACCCGGCGACCTATGACGGGCCGTTGAACGAGTTCATCGAGCTGCACGGCACCGCGGTGGCGTACAACACCGCGGCGAAGACCAAGGCCGAGTACGTCGCGCCGGCGGCCGCGCTTGTGACGCAGCACGGCGGCGATATCCTGCCGCCGCCGGCGCACATTGCCGCCCGCACGCCATCGCCGCCACCTCCGACCGGCATCCCGGCCCCGGCCGGCACGCCGTTCATTATTCAGGACCACGAACGCTATGTTCTCGACCGCTCGGTCGGCGAACGTGTTAGAAACAGGCGCTACCCGCACAAAGACCCTCGACCCTGATTACGACCTGATTACTGCCTGATTGCTGCCCGAGGTGCTCGATGACGTCTCAATACCGCCACCGTCGGGCGGACAGCCCTGACATACCCTTCACCAACCCGCTTGAGCCGGGCGAGATTGCCGTCAACACCGGCAATCGCCAGATCGCGGTCGGTGACGCGGCATCAGGGTCGATCGGCACGCCTCTTCCTCTGCTGGCCGTGCGCATCTTCGACACGCGCTCCAAATACGCCATCAACGATCTGGTCGCCCACAGCGGCAGTATCCTGGTCGCGCTGGTGGCGATCACGCCAGGCGCGTTCAATCCCACGCAGTGGAAGAACATCACTGCGGATACGGATCTAACGCCTTACTTGCCGAAGGCCGGCGGCACCATGACCGGCCCGATAACGCTCGCAGCGAATGCCGCGGCGGCGATGCAGGCGGTGCCGCTCCAGCAGCTGTCTTCCTCGATCGCAGCAATCCCGCCGCCGCCACCGCCGCTCTACATCTCAGACACCGCCCCTGTCGGCGCGCCCGACAACTCGATGTGGTGGAATAGCAATACCGGAATCCTCTACGTCCGCTTTCACGACATCGACAGCACTGCCTGGGTGCAGGCCGTCGCACTTCCTGGCGGCGATCTCTCGGGCCTTGTGAAGCGCGCGGGCGATACCATGAGCGGCCCGCTCGCGCTCGCCGGCAACGCCGTGAGCGCGCTGCAAGCCGTCCCGAAGCAGCAGCTCGATACGGTCGCGGCCACTGCGAAGGATGCGCTCGCCTACAGCGGCATGCAGGTCAACGGCGCGATGGAAGTCAGTCAGGAACTGGGTCTGACGGTTACATCGGGCCTTGCCGGTAACCTGATCGATAGCTGGAAATTTTACACCACAAGCACACAGACAGCGCGTGTGCAATGCGCGTCGGAAGTCCCGTCTATTCCGCTGCCCGGTTTTCAACGCAACATCTACGCCTACACGACAGTCGCGCAGCCAGCGTTGACAGCCGACGAGCTTGTCATCCTGTACACCCCGATTGAAAGCTATCGCACGTCACGTCTGGGATGGGGCACGGCACAGGCACAGCCGGTCACGATTGCGTTCTGGTCGTGTCACACAAAGCCGGGGCTGTACTGCGTCAACGCCAGCGTCAATACGATCAACAAAAGTTACGTTTCCACTTACACGCAAGCCGCCGCCAACGTCTGGCAGTACAACGTCATCACCGTGCAGGGGATGACGACGGACACGCATCCAGTCGGCAACGTGCAAGGGCTAAGTTTAGACTTCACGATGATGGCAGGGCCGACCTTCATCACGCCAACGCCGAATACGTGGGTCGTCGGCAACTTCAAGGCGACCACCGGACAGGTGAACTGCTGCGATGCTGTCTCTGGCACCATGCGTCTCGCAGGCGTCGTCGTCCTCCCCGGCATCGAAGCGCCATCCGCCGCGCGCTCTGCCTTGATCATGCGTCCGTATGATCAGGAGTTGCTGACGTGCCAGCGGTACTGGCAGAAAAGTTATCCGTATGCGATTGCCCCCGGCGCGACAGGGGCGAACCCCGGCGCTGTCATAATACAAGTTCCAGCCAACCCGACACCTATAGGCAATAATCTGCCATATGGCGGTGTGAGACTGGCCATGCGCATGCGCAGTGCGCCTACGGTATTGATCTACAGCGCGAATGGTACGCAGGGGGCCATCTCCGACAACAGCGGATCAAATCTGGCGGCAGGCAGCGGTAGCACTTTTGCTGTCGGTGACACTGGATTTGGGATGGTCAACAACTCTGGCGGCACCATCAACATTAACGCGGCTGCGTACTTTCAGTACACCGCCGACGCGAGGCTCTGACCCATGGGCATGAATTTCCCATCCGCCCCGCTCTTCGGCGAACTCTATCCGAACCCGGCCGTCCCCGAGAAGCCGCAGTACAAGTGGGATGGCACCACCTGGACCGCGGTCGGCGACAGCGCCGGCGGCAGCGGCGTCTTCGTCAGCGATACCGAGCCGACGCCAGTGCCCGACGGCTCGCTCTGGTGGAAGAGCAACCAGGGCACGCTCAACATCAAGTACAACGACGGCGACACGACGCAGTGGACCGAGGCCGTCGCCATTCCCGTGCCCGATATGACATGGGCTGCGCCGTATGACGCGATGGCGTATTCGGGGATGCAGATCAATGGCTCGATGGAGGTCAGTCAGGAAAGAAACCACACACCAACAAACATACATAACTCTGTTATCAGTGACGGCTGGAGATTGTATTGCATGACCAATGCAATCTCAGCGCAGACTGCACCCCACACAACACTGTTTCCCGGCTTTACATATTACCTTAACTTGCAGGTTCAGACGCCTGACACATCAGTTACCGGCGGTGAGTTTTACGGTGCCGAACACGTAATAGAAGGATACCGCGTTAACCGGCTTGCGTGGGGAAGCGCTGTCGCAACACCGATTACAATCAGCTTCTGGACCGCGCATGTCAGAACTGGAATATATTCATTCACACTCAGAAATGCCGATGGCACCCGATGTTATGCCCAGACCTATACGCAGAATGCCGCCAATACGAACGAGTTCAAGACGTTTGTAATCCCCGGCTGTATTGATGGGGTATGGAATACCAGCAACGGGAACGGTCTTTCGGTGTTTTTCGCAATGGCCGCTGGACCAACGATGACGGCACCATCTGCTGGAGTATGGTTGAGCGGCGCAGTTAATTACGTTGCTGCACCGGGGCAGATCAACGCCATGGCAGCAGTGTCGGATACGATGCGCATCACCGGCCTCGCTGTTCTCCCCGGCACCGCAGCGCCCACCGCCGCGCAGTCATCGCGCATCATGCGTCCGTATGATCAGGAGTTGCTGACGTGCAAAAGGTACTGGCGCAAGGATCGCGCACACGCGGTCGGCAATGCTTATGCTATCGGAGCGTATGTTGGCGTCCGTATACCGTATGCGCCGGAAATGCGCGCCACACCGGCGATTACGCTGTTCACTAACACATCTTCAGGTGCGGGGGCGAGAGCGGTCAGTGTCGCGCATACGCTACCTACCGGGGTTACTATTTACGCACAGGCAACGGCTGCTGGCGGCCTGATAGAATTTTCCGACGACGTTGCTTCCGACGCGAGGCTCTGAACCATGGGCATCAATTTCCCGGCCTCACCTCTCGTCGGCGACAAGTATCCGACACCGGCCCAGGCCGGCATCCCGCAATACACCTGGGACGGCACCATCTGGCGCGCGCAGACGCCACCATCGACTTTTGTGAAGCTCGCTGGCGACACCATGACCGGCGACCTGACCCTGCCGCGCAACGCCACCAGCGCGCTGCACGCGGTGCCGAAGCAGCAACTCGATGCGCGCGTTGCGGATGCGATGGCGTATTCGGGAATGCAGATCAACGGCTCGATGGATGTCAGTCAAGAGAACGGCGCTACAGGTGTGCTGCTGACTGGAGTGCAAACAAAGTTTGTTCTGGATGGGTGGACAGGCATTGCAGATTTGGCAACCGGAACGGCAGCCGTCGGTCAGGCGACTTTTAGTGCAACGGATGCGTATGGTTTTAAGCAATGCTTGCAGGTCGTGCCAAATGTTGCGCAGGCATCAATCGGCGCAAGCTATGTAAGGCTTATGCACAAGATTGAAGGCTACCGCATCATGCGGCTGGCATGGGGGACATCAGCGGCACAACCGATCACTATCGGTTTCTGGGCGCGCGCGGCCTTTGCAGGGACGTATCGTCTGCTGATCCAGAATTTTGACGGCTCGGTCACATCAAGCTGGTTTCCGTTTGTGCTTGCGGGCGGTGCGACGTTCCAGTGGGTGACGGTTACCATCCCCGCGCAAACGACAGGAACGTGGAAAACAGATAACACCGTCGGCTTGCAGATTTTAATCGAGACGTCATCGTCAGGGACCGCGAACAACATGGCCTCCGGCGGCTATTTCTCATTGACCGGCGTCGTCGTCCTCCCCGGCATTTACGCCCCGACCGCCGCGCAGTCGCCGCTGATCATGCGGCCGTATGATCAGGAGTTGCTGACGTGCCAGAGGTATTACCAGCAATGGGGCGGTGAGAGCGCATTTGAGATTTTCGCCAATGGACAGTGCTCATCCTCGACAGCTGCACAGTTTTTCAGGGAACTCGTTCCGACCATGCGGAGCTTACCTACACTGGGATTGGCCGGTACGCTTCTCGGACTGCATACATCAGGCACAAGCGTGGTTACGTTGACAGGCCTCGTTCTGGGGGCTGGAGCGTCGTCAAAAGGCGTTGTGCTTAATGGTACAATAGCGTCTGCCGTGCTTGTCACCGGTGACGCAACAAAACTCCTCGCCAATAACGATATCGCTGCGCGAGTTAAACTGGACGCGAGGCTCTGATCATGACCGACTACACACTCACCGCCGCCACCGAACCCTGCGCTGTCATTCGTAACAGCGACGGGGCCTGCATCCCGCCCGACATGGCCAACCGCGATTACAACGGTGACGCCATGTCCCCCGGTTACATCCAGTGGAAGGAAGCGGGCAACACACCAGATCCTTATGTCGAGCCTCCGCCCCCGCCACCGGCACCACTGTCGGACGCGGAGCAGCTGGCGTTCGACCATGAGAACCGCATCCTCACCCTGGAAGGCAAGCCGCCGATCTCGGCCGTGGACTTCGCCGCCAAGGTGAAGGGCGGCGCGGGCAAGCCGGCAACCGCGCCGAAGAAGAAATGACCCGCATCACCGCCGCGCTGGAGGGGCTCAAGCAGAACCCGCTGGCGCTGGCGATGGTGCTGACCAACGTCACGTTTTTGCTCGCCGGCATTTACATCATGCGGGATATCAGCGTTACCATGCGCGAACGCGAGGCGCGTAACACAACCTTGCTGGAGAAATGCCTCTTGAACCGGAGTTGACCATGCCACAGGCGGTCGCGCTGGGAATGCTGCTTTTGCTGACAGGCTGCGTCACCGAGCGCGAGGCGCTGATCGAGTTCTATACCAAGGCCGACATCGACGCGATCAACGCCCAGGCGCAGTGCCGGCACCTGGCTCGCAATGCCTTTCAGCTGTCGCTCTGCGAACCGATCAGGAGGTAGCCATGATCACCGGATTAGTCAGCGTCGTTATCTACATCATCGTTGTTGGCTGTATCTGCGGGCTCCTGATCTACCTGATCGACATCATCCCGGTCCCCGAGCCGTTCCACCGGATCGCCCGCATCGCCATCATCGTCATCGGCGTCTTGATCGTAATCATGATATTGCTCAGTCTGATCGAGGGCAGCGGCGTACCGCGGCTCAGATAACCAGACCAACAAAGGAGACTCTCCATGCCCAAAAAATCAGGCGGCAAAGGCCCCCCGGCAACCGGCAAACCGACCAAGAAGGTCGCGTCCAAGCAGATGACCAAGCAGGCTAAGTCGCTGAAGGGAGGGAAGAAATAAATGGCAAAAATGACGAAGGCTCCCACCCTCAATCCGGTCAAGCCGTTGCCGACCGCCAAGCCGCCGCCAGTGTCCAAGACTCAGGACAACTACACCCACCACACTTCGCCAACCAAGGGCCCGCAGCCGGTCGCCCCCGAGGTCAACGCGATCTCGTCCTCACCGAAAGTGAAGATCAAGACCCTGCCGGACGCGCCGATGCACAAGGTGAAGCACGGCCCTGATGACTGAGGACGACAAGCGCACGCTCCAGCTCCTCAAACGCAAGCGTGCGATCATCGCCGCCCGCGATGACCTGATCGCGTTCACGCAGCTGATGATGCCGGACCCGAACTACGATGAGGATGTCGAGTATTCGCTTTACAAGCCGCAGCGTTTTCATCGCGTGATCGGCGCTGCGCTGGAAGAGGTCGAGCGCGGTGACTATCGAAGGCTAATGATCAATGTCGGACCAAGATTCGGAAAAACCACCCTCGCGTCCGCCATGTTCCCGTCCTGGTACATCGGCCGGCACCCCGAGCGGTCGATCATCGTCGCCACCTACAACGAGCACTACAGCTGGGATCTTGGACGGCGTGTCCGGGACATCATGGAGACGCCGCAGTACAAGCAAGTCTTCCCTGGAGTTGAGATTAAAATCGGAGCAAACGCCGTTAACCGAGTTCAAACAACTCGCGATGGAGTGGTTTTCTCTGTTGGTCGTGGATCATCCATCACTGGTCGCGGTGGTCACTGCATCCTGCTGGACGACCCGATCAAGGATCGAACAGAGGCAGACAGTGTGCTGGTGCGGGAGAAGCTCTGGCAGTGGTACAACCAAGTCCTGCGAACACGCCTCATGGACTCCACCGGGACGATTGTTATCGTTCAAACGAGATGGACGGAAGACGACCTCGTCGGGCGCTTAATCGACCCGATGAACCCCTACTTCAACGTCGATGAGGCCAAGGCCTGGCGCAAGATCGACCTGCCGGCGCTGGCCGAAGCGGATGACATTCTCGGCCGCGCCGAGGGCGAGCCGCTCTGGCCGGAGCGGTTCACCAAGCAGTATCTGGAGGATATTCGTGCGACCGATCCGAGAGGATTTGCTGCGCTATACCAGGGACGCCCAAGTCCTAAAGAAGGTGCCTTCTTCCGATCCGAAGACCTCGTCGCCTACAACAAAATGGACGACGTTCCGGCATTCCATAAGCTACGATTCTATGGTGCTTCGGATCACGCCGTCTCGACGGATCGGGTCGCGGACAAGACGTGCCTGATGATCGTTGGCGTCGATGAGAAGGACAACATCTGGATCATGCCGGATGTGGTCTGGGCAAAGCTTGATTCCCATGCCGCGGTCGAGGGCATGATCGCGCTGATGAAGAAGTACAAGCCGCAGTTCTGGTGGGCCGAGGGCGGCGCGATCACCAAGTCCATCGGCCCCTTCCTGCGCAAGCGCATGATCGAGAAGCAGGTGTTCTGCGCCATCGACCCGATCAACCCGGCCGCCGACAAGCAGCAGCGCGCGCAGGCGATCCAGGCCCGCACCACCATGAAGATGGTTCATTTCCCGGCTTTCACCCGCTGGTGGTCCGACGCCCAGGACCAGATCCTGAAGTTTCCGCACGGCGCAAAGGACGATTTGGTGGATGCTTTGGCCCTGATTGGGCTAGGACTGTCTAAGATGCACGGCCGGACTCGCAACAAGCCGGTCGAGGTCGAGGTCAAAAGCGGCACGTTCCGGGAGCTGTTCCAGAACACCCGCCGCCGTGAGGGCCGCGACCGTCGCGCCAGGAGTT